CCATGGGCTTTCTACCATACGTCTATAAACTAACTCTGTTTTAGATTCTTTATGAATAACGTGATAACAAAAATCACCACGCTTTTGATCTAATATAGTAGCTTCAATAAACTCTAAATCGTCTGTTGGCTTTTGGTCAATCTTCTTTTGTAAGTCATCTGGAATAACTGCATCTGGCCATTGACGCATAATAGACTCGCCTTTAAGACGCATACGTCTATATACATTGTCTACTTGACCATTAGCACCTTCTTCAAATGATACTAAAAATTGTGGTACAGGAATGAAGTTAAGTGGATTAATGTCATCACCTGGTTGTACCATCATCACAGCAGTACCTACAGATAGATCAAGCAAGAACTCGCCAATAGCAATATCAAAGTTTGATTGCTTTAATGATGCAAATAGTTTATCTGAGTAAATATCTAATGCTGCTTGTGCTTCTTCTTTGCGATCTTCAGGAATATCTGGTCCTGGTTCAAGTCTGCACCACTTACGTTGTGGTGGGAATATTCCAGATTGCATACGATTAGCAAATCGTTGTGTAGAATTAATTGCTGTAGAATCAAATACACGATTCATTTTCTTTTGACCGCCTACTTTACCTTCGTAGTATCCGTCATAAAGATTACGTTGTGGTAAGGCAAACTCATAACATTCTTCGTATAAAGATCTAAAGTCCTCTTTTTTTGTTAGCGCTTTATCATGTCTTTTTAAAACATCATCAGCGGATAATCTCATCATCTCTGCCATAATTAATCTTTCTTGTTTTTATTTGCAAAATTTCTTGCTGCTTCTTTACTGCCAAATCCCCATGCTTTTAGTGCTAACTTTAGTCTTGTTGGTCTACCCTTCTCATCTAACAACGGACCATCCATTCCACCAAAGCGAGCAGCAAAAGACACACGCCTACTATTAGTTCCGCTCTTGAGTGGGGCTTGTAGATTACCGCCTTCTTTACTTTCAAAATGTTTTCTTCCAGCTTCATTTAAGCCACCTTTAGGATTCTGATGTTTTTTTAATGTCATTATTCATACCACTCTAAAAGTAATTCAGCCATATGGTCAGTGCCATTTACATTAGTTAATCTAAATAAATATGTTGTTAATGGATTTAATACCATTTCTAAAGCACCAGCTCCACCACCGCCAGCTTTTTTACCAGCTCCTCCAGCAACAATTTCTGCATCAATCTCAGTTCCAGTTACTGTTACAGTTGGATTAATCAATATTGCTGATTGACTTGTTGTTGCACTTGTTCTATTTCTTTTAACTGCTGTAAATGATGTGCCACCAGTTACAGTTGCTCCTTCATATATATAAAGTTCAGCATCGCCACCACAACTTGCATCAACTAAAAGATGAGCATACACATTACTAGCCCACGCAATTGCTATATTGCAACTTGCTCCAGCTGCTAGTTTTGTTGCTTCTGGATATATTTTATATGCTTTAAAAGCTTTGCCTTCATGTAAACGTAAATGATTAATGTCTACAATAGGAAATGGTTTATCAGAACTAGCAATATAACTATTGCCATCTTTATCTACATAAGCTGGATTAACATGTCGAGACTTAGTAGTATCTGACTCACGTAATATATTAATAGCCATTATTTTTTCTTAGGTCTCATTGCTGTCTTAGCGGCTTTAATAAATGCAGCATCAGTAGGAGCGCCAGGAGAACCAGGCTTGCGCATTTTTTCTTTAGAGCCAGATTCAATACGTTCACGTTTTTTGTGAATATTGGCATAAAGTCCAGCTTTCATATTAATATCCTTTTTTAGTTTTGCCAGCTTCACTCATTGCAATAGCTACAGCTTGCTTTTGTGATTTAACAACTGGGCCACCTTTGCCAGAATGAAGTGTGCCAGACTTATACTCACGCATAACTTTTTTAACCTTAGCTTGCATCTTGTCTTTTTTCATTTTAGTTTTTTCCTTAACCCTAACATTGTTTCATCTGCTAAACCACCAGAACCTGATACGCCCAATGCTGGCAATGATCCTACTGGAGAAGATGCTGCTGCTCTACCAGCTTCACCACCAATTAAACCACCAGTAACGCGAGACAATCTTTGTGTTGCTACATCAGAACGCGCTTTTTCTCTTTGGACTTTTTCAGACTGCCCTTTAAGTTGCTTTCTAGCCCGCTCAAGATATGTAGAAGTACTACTTTGTAAATCAGATGAATATCTTGCATTCCACCATGATTCTGGTTTTAAAATAGCTCTTTCAGCAGTGGTTCTGTCTACACCATATTCAGACATAAAGCCTTTGTAAATAGCTTTTGCTTTGCGAGAACTTTTACTTGGAACAATTAACCCTTCTGCTTGAGCTTCTACATAGGAAAGATTGCGTTCTGCCATATTATGCTCCTAATTTTTCTTCGTCCATTGGTAAACCAGCTTCTGGAGTTAATCTTTCTTCTGCTAATAAAAGACGTGAACCGCCACGCGTTGCTCTTGCTTTACGTTTAGCTGACAGTTCTTCTGATAAATCACGTTTTTCTTGCTCAGCTTGCGCTCTTAATCTTTCAGTTTCTTTGCGTTGCTGCTCGATTTGAGCTTGCATTGCTGAAGTATCTGGCTTTGACCCACCACCTAATACACCACCCATTACGTTCTCCTTAAAATATTGTAATCTTCTTTATCTGCACTATATTCTTTTAATATGCCTTCAGATTGAAATCCAAGAGCTTTTGCCCATTTAATAGCGCGAGCATCTAAGGTTTTAACAGTTATTTGAACTCTGTGCAAGCGAAATAATATCTCAACGATATCAATAAATGCAATTCCAGCTTTAGTCATAGCAATTGGATATCTACGAGATTCCTCTGATAGCAAAGACCATGCCTCTCCTACGCCATTCCATATTATAACGCACCCAAAAACAGCTACAGGCTTGTTATGGACAAACGCAGTAATTGCTGGACCCATTGAAGATTGGTATTGAATATGTGTTTCAAATGACTCTCTGCTTAAAGATGCTTTGGTATACATTTCCGTACCATTTAATTCACTTAAATGCTGCATAAAAAATGGTAAATAATACACGCCACGTACATTTGGCATGTATGGTAGTATTTGTTGTATTTCAGTCAAAAACATTAAAGTCAGACTTAGCTATCGTTTGAGCAATAATGGTTGATGCAGACAATGGACTCTTGGTTAATCGCTTATGTTCGCCACCACCAAGTAGTAAGTATCCAAACGCATCGCCAACGTGGGAGTGTTCGTTCTTGTTAGGTGCATCTTTAAATCGTTCTTGTCCAGCACCAACAGCTACACGTTTGAAATGGTATCCACCCGCTAATGACTTACGAATCATTTTGCATTTAGTTGAAATCATAAGCCCAGGTTTACCAGCAATAAGTCTTTGCATAGGGGCAGCGGCTGCCTCACGTCTTACTTTAAAGTCATTAGATGGTGTAGGTTGTGCGCGTAAGCCTAATGTTCTAAGATAATCGAATGCAGTTACTTCGTAAATAGCATCTCGTTGCATACCCGCTGGATCACCCCACATCATAATCTGTGCTTTAGGATAGCGAGCATTGAGTTCTGCTAATAACTGCTGACCAAATCTTTCCAATCCCATATCAAATGTGACTATCTCATCTAAAATAATCCATCTGCCATTAGGTAATCGTTGTCCTACAACTGCTGCTGGTGTTAAACCAAAGTCAAGACCGACTTGCAATGCATGCTCAGGATCATAATCGACTTCGCCTGACATCATGCTATCGTCATACTCTGGCCACACAGGGCGACCTTCTTGAACGTATGTATATTTACCTTCGGCATAACACTTAATCCAATCTAAGTTCTTACCGCCTAACATCTGCATGTAATAACCCGCTGGCAAGTTACTTACGTTCTCAGCTTTAGGATTAATCTTCCACCAACGACCACCAGAAAATATATGATCGTTAGCTTCTGGATTCTCTGGTAAGTTTCCTGGATCTACTTCTGTGACACCACCAGGTTGTTTAAAGAAATCCCAAGCATACTTGCCAGTTAGTTTTGTTTTCTCTGCTAACTTAAACCACCAGTGGTCATCATCCATTGGATTAGTATCCATCCACACACCATGCCAGGTAGGTCCACCATCACGTTGTGTCGGATATCGACCCACACGATGAGTAAGTCCGTCAATAACTGCTTTAGGAAGTTCACGAGCTTCATTTACCCACGCTCCTGTTAGTTCAAGTGATAGTAGTTTACGTACGTCTTTAGGTTGATCCAATGCTAAAAAAATTACTTCACAATCAATCCCCGCAGCATCACCCCTTGATGGGAGTCTGATGTGATGAGTAATAGGAGGAGTATATAGCATCGGACCAAAAGTGTTTTCTGGGAATAAATCTTGCCATGTTTTAATTGTTGTGGTTTTTAATTCAGGATATGAGTTACGTACAATGACAAATCGTGTATAACGAATACCATCAATAGGTGATGGCTTCTGTCTAACTGCTCGCATCATAATCTCTGCGGCACATGCATAGGATTTACCAGAACCTACAGGTCCCATCAGTCCACGCACGAATGCATCTGACTGTAAGAAGCTCCATGTAGTTGGTGCTGTAGAAAAGTCTAAGTCAATCCCAGGTCCATGAAGGGACTTCTGAGATACTTCCTTTTTATTAGCCATCTATATCTTTAATTTCTAAAGCTAACAATTGATTAAGCACATTGATCTGTGCTTGTAATGCATCAATAATCTGCAATGACTCCGTTTGGTAAATGTTATTCAATGCATAAGCATCTCGTAACTTTTGTATACGATCTTCTAAATTATTTGGTGCGCTCATTAAATTCCTCCTCAATTTTTAAACGATTGCCAACTAACATAATATAACCAGCTATGTCTAACCAGTTATCAGTATGATATGGATCTCCATAAAGAATACGACTAATCTTATGTACCACCATATCTAATGATTCTTGCATATCTGAATCTAATCTATACCAATTTCCGTTTCCATCACGCATGGCTTCTTTGGTCGTTTGAATGAAAACACATTTAGATAAATAATCCCCATGTGTTGCTTGACGCTCATTCAGTATCTTTGTTATCGGGTCCTGTGGTTTCGCCATTATCTATGATCTCTGGTGCGCGTATGTTAATACCTAATACGCTTGGTTTATCGGATTCTTCTGGATTATCTAGTAAGCCAGATGCTTTTGCCAATAGCCTTAATACGCCAACTTTATCCCACAACTCAATGTCCAAAGTCGTATAACTATTGCCTTCCTTATCAACTTTAGTATTCGACTTAATGGACTTAATGGCCTGTAGAGCATGGGGCGGTATATCCTTACTCGGTTTAACTTTAATATTACCTTGCTCATCCCATTCCATAATGTCAGTAAGATTTGTATTCGCCAAACATAAAAGAGAATAGCTAACAGCTTCACGATTCTGCTGAAGCGTAGTCGAACGCTCAAGTTTCTTTTGCAAGCTACGGACACCACCATAGCCAG